CATCGATACAGGTAAAATACTACTACCTGCTCCAATTGCACTCACAAACCGAACATCACTCCATTGTTCAGCGGTTGCTGTAGCATGTAAATATCCCCCTGCTCCTGTAGCTCCAGTAGCAAATTCTCTAGCTTCTTTTGCGTATGCAAAAGCCGCCCCAGTCTTGGGTATTTTTAATACTGCGTAGCCTGTTTGGTTCATTATAGGATTGTTATTCTATCTAAAAATGATTTAGAAAATGTTAAAGATTCTTCATAAAGAACAAATATCCCTGACGATGAATAATCAGAATCAAAATATGCGTCAACACCATCACGACTTGCTCTATTCCCTAACGCATTCACCTTGAAATTGTATACACCCACCTGACCAAGACCTGTAAATTCTCCTCCAGTAGTTTGATCGGTATTGGTTGATGCTATAAATTCACTGGCAGATTGTCCATTAGGTAAATCTAACACCATATTGTATCCTGTGACATTGCTAACCGCACCCCACATTCCTGTAATAGTAAAGGTTCCATCTGAAGCGTTAGGAACTCCTGTCGTAACATTGCCGATAACGGGAGCATCTAATGTTTGATATGTGACTCCATTAATTGTTTGAGCTACTTGATAGCTAAAAGTATTTGCCTCGTTTTCGATACTTATATTTTTATCGATTAAATTAAACTTTCCTGTATCGTATTTCGTAGCAGTAACTAAGTATTCATTGGTAGCTTCTTCCTTCATGGAAATAACTTTATAGAAAAATGGACTTGCTTGTTTAATTTCAAATTTAGCAGGGCTACCTAATTTGACAAAAGGCAATATGCTTGGATCATTGAAACCAGAAACTATAGATCCATAATCTTGGTCTATAATAGCTCCTGTAACACTTAGCATAGATATTTGATCTGGGCTTTGTGAAGAAATTTCAGATTCAGTTATACCTCTTGTCGAAACTTCCAAATTAGTTATACCACTAAATATATTAGCGGCCCCTCTTGTCCTATTTGCCATATTATATATAGCTAATTTACCAGTGTTTAAATCGGATAATGTTTGAGTCCCTGTTAATTCAGATATGAAATCTCCAGATCTTAAATCAATAGGGCTTGCTCCTGTTCCAGAGGCGAAAACCCATCCTATTGTTATTGGATCAAAGTAAATCATTGTGCCGCTTTCGGGTAGACCTGTATAAGCTGCGTATTGCTGGAATCTAGGATCTTCTTTTCCTGTGGCTTCAGGATATCCTTGAGTATAACGAGAAAAACCATATTCTCCTGTGTATCTGACATAATCAGCGGAGTCCATGCCAGTTACTGTAAAGCTGTCAAACCTTTGCCTTATACTGTTAGCCGTTTGTTCTAATTCTTCATAAGAATCAGAACCTGTAGGATTGTAAACACTCAAGACTCCAGTCATTGATGAAGATTTGAATTGGTTTGTTAACCTAATAGTCTCTGCTTCTAAATCTACAGCTAATACCTTCCCGAAATTTGCTATATTAGTTTTTAGTTCATCTTCGATTATAACGAGATCCCCAGGCTTACATAACAAACTTTCTAGTCCTGCGGTAAAGGCAACTTGTTGATTCTCTTTTATTTTGGAGAATATTTGGTGTTGTGCGGTTCTCCGAGCCATCGCTCTAGATGTGATACCAATACCTTCTATTTTTTTCTTAAAAATACCGCGCTCTTTAATATCTTCTTCGTCTTCTACGACCTCTATTTTAGGTGAAAAATTATCGAATCGATCCCTATATCCGACTTCTATGCAGTTAAACTGTTCATCTCTTCTGTTATTAGAGTAAAAGAACATTCCGTCTTTGACGCTTTCGTTTGTAAACAAGTTGACTGCTCCTCTAGGCCTATCGTCTACAAAATTAATTTCTGAATTACTAAAGAATGTTCTACCTCTGAATAAAGATGCAATTGTGTTTATTGCGTCAAAAATTTTCTGTCCTTTATCGAATACAATATTGCAAGAATATCTAGGCTCCTTACCTCCTCTTCCATCAGTTACTCCTTCAAAATATCCTTGTTCGTCTACAGCGTCACAAAATCTTCCTATTTTGTATAACTGCCACTTATTAATAGTATCACTGTCTATATGAGAACCCATCCCATACCTAGAACTTGTAAGCAAATCATATAAAATCCAAGCAGGGTTATCTGTCCATATTAATTGATCTCTAAAAGATCCATCCCAATCTCCTTTGTAAATTAACTTATCCCGTCTAGGTGTATTATCGAAAAGTTCTTGATTATTATAATACCTTTTATCTTTTCCTCTTTTAGTGGGGAAGTAATTACTCGGGACTTTAACTTTTTTTAATTTACAGTCGAAGCTTCTTCTTGGTATAGAACCAAAAGCCCTTGAATCTAATTTTGTTCCTACTATAGCAGAGTAAGGGTAGGGAAGATTGACTTGAATTATCTCTGTTACTTTTTTTACACTAATTTCTTTAGATAATAAAGTAGAGTTAGTTTCGAAAGAAAGTTTAGTAATTTTTACATATCTTTTTTCGCTGGTGTTTTGTTCTAAAGCTCCAGCTTCTATACCCACTTCACCATCAGCGCTCAAAACCTGCTGATTTCTTGCTTTAGCTTTGGGTAATTCAAAAGGTTTAGCTAAATAGCCACCTTCATCATCATCTACGCTACCAATCTCAATTACAAATTCTCTACTACTCGCAGCTTTGTAATCGGGATTTCCTATATCAATTAAGGTATTTCCTTCGATAAGAGCTACAATACGATACGTGTATTCTCTATGTATGCTAAGACCTCCATTTTCTCGTATGGTTCCTGTTTCTACTCTAATGTTAAGAACTGATGGGAATGTAGTTCCTATAGATAAATCTTTATGAGTTCTTCCTGTCCTTACATTTGATGTATCTGTAATTAAAGTATCTTTTAAAGATCTTACATCTAGAGTGACAAATACGTGCTCTACGTTAGGATTATATATTGTGTGTATAACAGGTATTTCTTTTTCATCAAAATTTGCGAATGAATTTTCTCCCCAATTAGAATAATTTTTGTTTCCTCGGGAAGCCCTAACATCATCACTCCCTTCATTTAAAGGTAAACGATCATCTCCTAAAGCTGTATTATAATTATCTGCAAATTCGGATAAGACCGCTGTTCTAGTCAACATACTTGTATTACGAGAAATTCTTTGCGGCGCATTTTCTTGTCGAGTAACGCTTTCTCCAAAGGCATCGACATCGTTCACAGATATCATAGGTGCAGTACCAAAAGGTCCGAAAAGTTCTCTGTCGTAAACATGATCGATAAAAATTCTTCTAAAATAACTAAATGGATCTTGTGACTCTTCTCCTTTTTTAAATTCAGCTAAGACATTACTATAATTGTATTTTAAATTAGTCGTATCGAAATTATTAACAATAGCATCTGTTTCTATAATAGAAGAGCCATCTATATTAAGAGTTTTTGCAAAGTTAAGAGAATTTAAATCAGTTAATGCTTCAATTACTTGAATAGGTATTTTGAAAGTGCAAGCATAAAAGGACACGTAAATTGAGTCTGCTAATCTGACTTCTAAACGATCTTTTTCGATTGGAAACTCAAAAATCAAAAACCCATGCATGTTTCCATTCAGAGTACCATCAGCACTAATTTCGGGGCATGTTACATCTGTGACTCTCATGCCAGCTCTCTCCATTACTGCAATCAAGTTGAATCCGTTTTCTAATCCAACTGGCAAAGTAGACATGTTAAATAACTGGTCTCCGTCTAAAATAGATTTATTTAAATTAGCATTAATGTCTTCTACTTTTACTATAATAACCCCACCGTATTCTTCTTCATTTAAATAATTAAATACTAAATCATTTACATTATTTTGGTTAAAATTTAGTTTATTTAAAGCTCTTAGAGCTAATTGGCTTTGAAGTCTATTTCCTCCTTCTTGATTATTATTTGTGTATAACTCATAAATAGTATTTAGTTCATCATAAACTACTTCACTAATTCTGGCTTTATTTTCAGTGAAAAGAGGTGTTCTGACTGCATCGTTCTCTATATCCCAACCAGTTACAAGTTGGACTACCTCTGCACTAGGTTGAAAGGAAAAAAAGAATTTAGATAAATCCAAATTATTGTCTGACCACAAAAGACTTCCCAATGTTCCTGGAGATCTATCTTCCTGTCTGAAAGCCGCATTACTATCATTATAACCAAGCTGTGGCATCCCATTGAGATACCATCGAAAACTTTGTGACAGACTAGAATCTGTATATTTTATAAAACCCCTGATAAAAGTGGGTATCTTTTTATTTGCTTGACTGGGAAACCACGGTGAGTAAAAAGGCGCAGGTAACTCTAGATAGACCATAGCCACATCTGTGCTAGAAGACGATTCATCATTACGAACCCCTCCAGGAGTATTAGATGGTAGAGCTGTTATTCTTCCATCAGAGCTACGAAGAGGAGCTTTTAATAATTCTTGGAAAAACCTACTACAAGATGTGACTCCTTCAGTGCTATCTAACTCCATATTTAGGGTTTCGATAGTCTCTGTTTCTAAATTTGTTAACTGTGGTCCAATTCTATCAGTATCTGTAGTAACTGCTACAGCGGTATCATCTAAATAAATACCTTGTAATATTTCTAATCCATCTACAATTTTTCCATTTGCATTTACTATTCCCTCAATAGGTCCATCACTAATTAAATCTAGGGTTTCTGCATAACTATATGAAGAACCATATTGCAGTTCCCCCATGACAGGAGGATTAAAGACGGGAGGTTTGGGTTTTTTACTTCCTCCACCGCCAGCGATGCTAAGTTTTTTGAGCAAGTGTTTCATTATATTTGGCTTGCTCTATTTCCTACAAAAATAGGGTTTGATCCTCCTGCTCCTAGAGCGTCTTGTGGCGCTTGATGTTGAGGGAATGATTTAATTGTGGCTTGTATTACTTGTGAGCCTACCTTTAATCTACCATATCCAATTGGGACTGGAGACCCTTGACTAGCTACGTTTACTGTATTGGAAAATATTAAAGAAGATTTTGAAGCATCTGCCTCGATCTCTAAAGCCTCAAATTCTGGTTTAGGAGTCAATGCGTAACTAATCGCAGCGAATATAACTGCGAGTGCTAAGTTAGCTAAAATAGTTCCCGAGGCTAAAAAAGAACCAATAGCACCAATCCCTGCGGCTACTGCACCTGCTCCAGTGATGGCTGGAACTAAATCTATAGTTTTAGGGTTTTTGACCCCTGTCATGTGCTCTTCTTGAGTGACTCTTTTTTTATCAATTATAATATCGTAGCATAATCCTTCTCTTTGTAATTCTACTAACCTTTGGATGAAACCGCTCCTATTACAATCTATAGCCTCTAAGATATCTTTTGGGTTTGGTAGATTTAATTTAAAAAAATTACCGTATTCCCGAGCCAAAATTCCATGTATATATACTTGTGTCATGCTACTGCCTTAATCCTTTCTAGTATATTTACATCAGCTTCTATGGTTTTGGGCGTATAAATATTTATTTTTTTTGTGTTAAGACTGTAAATTAAAAAGGGTTGGCAACAATTATCAGACATTTTCACATCAAATTCTGATTCTGTTTCATCTCCTAGTATATGGCTGTGAAAAACAGCCACCATATGATAAGAATCTTTAAACAGAAGATAACTTAAAGGATTGATTAAGAAATATGATCTGGGGTCTTTAGAATCATTTTCCTCTAGTTGAATAATAAATTCTTTATTTTTTGGATCATATCCAAGAAACCCACATATCTCTTTTGTGAAATGCTTGTGAGCTATTTCCTTTATTTTATGGAGAGCTGAAACTTCTCCTTTACATTTGTGCGTTTCTTGCATAACTAAATCCGTCAGTTCCTGGGAATCCACCAAATCTTGGATATTTAGATGTTGGATTAGATAAAAATGTTTGTGGTGCTTCTTTATAAGTTTCTTGAATAGATTCGAATTCCCCACTCCCTGTTAAATGATAAGGTCCGACAGTATGAATATCTAACATTCCTGTCACATTATCAGCAGGATTCCCAATGTTGCCTGTTTTTGCATCCCACCAAGCCACTAATCTATCTCCAGTCACACTTTTGAATGAACCTGTGCATTCATAATATTGTCTTGGGGCGAAATCAAAAGGGTTTACAGCTCCATGTGGAGTTCTTATACTTTTATATAAGTAATTTATTTCTTCTTGATTAATAACTCTATTCCAAACGGCCCACGGTCCTAGACATCCGTTCATAGAAGTGGTATAAGCGTTACTCTGTGTCGGGTCATAACCTTGTGTGCCATGATAATATTCAACAGCTCCTAGCATAAATGTCTGCGGTAGAGCTTTTTTACCAAAAGGATCGTGAGTGTTAGTGGCTTCTCTTTCTTCGAGGCTAGCAAAGTTCCCAAGGTTTTGAAATAGCTGCATAAATTCTTGTTGCGATCTAGCGTCACCCTGACCGAAGCTTGCTTCATATGAAGAGGATTTATTGACACCATTTACGAAGAATCTTATCAATGTATCTTGAGTTCCATCACTAAGTGTCTGCTGATTAAGAAAATTAGCCGTTCCTGTGCTGTTGGTGATTATATATTGCACCCATTCTCTTGAGTTCCCTCCATCTTGTTCATTATGAAGGGTTACGTTCTTAAAGGCGGCTGGAGCAACATTGTCTCCTTCTATTTTATATCCCATGTAGTTAGCACCAATCACATTAGTTTTGCCACCTCTGCTTTTTGTTCCTTCTATTGCTTGTAAAGATGTATTGGCATTAATGTTTAAGAATTGCGTATTAGGCCAATCCAGATCATCTCTTGGTGATGTACTCAAAATTCCAGCTCCTACAGGGCTATTGGAATTAATGTTTACCCATCCCATAATTGTCCATGCTCCCGTAAAATGGCCAGTCAACCCTTGCTCTGTAGAATGAAATAACCCTGTGTGAGTTGGGATTAAGTGATTATCTTCATCTGATGAGCCTGATATCTTAATTCCGTTAAAACCACTTTCTATATTTTGTGCAGATACAAAACTTACTAAATTATTTTCATTAAATCTTTTTCGACAAGCTGATAGTCTTTTTGTGCAGCCATCTCTTTGCCAATATGTAGGATTTCCCTCTGGGGATTGACCAGTATTACCAGATACACAAACAAAAACTGTTTTTAAAGGAGTTCCCTTTTTATTAGGGTCTGGGCTGGGTAAAAGAATTGTGGGGCTTTGAGTGATTGCTATATCTCCTTTTATGTATCCTTTCGTGGGGTTCCATATTGCGTTCGGGTCATCGTAAAAATATGTTGGAGAGGCGGGGGCGTTGGGATCTGCATTTTCTATTGGTTGATATCTAGGAACGACTGGCCCTCCAGTTGGATCAAGAAACGGCTCTCCATCTGCTCTTTCTATGGGGATTCCAGCGTATCTACACCCCTCTCCTCTGTATTGCCAGTAACAAAATTTAGAAACGACATTTCTGTTATTTACTGAAAAACTTTCTAAATCTAATGGGGAGTTTAATTCAAATTCTACGAATATTTTCGATTCTTGGGTTTTTCTTCCCATCAACCAAGTTTCGTCGGTAAGTTCTGCTTTAGCGTCTGCTGATCCAAAAGGGTTTCCTCCTTCAAAGTTTACATCGTCGATAAATTTTACAGAAACTCTTTTTCTTACTATCTTAGCATTTTTAAAATCCTTGTTATTTTGAAGGAAATTAGTTATGATATTGTTTTTATTAGCTACTCTTATTTTGGGTCTAGCCAATTTTCCATCTGCCAATATATCAAATCCTTCTGTTTCTATTGCTAGTGGTAAATACTCGACACCTTGCCAAACAATTGATTTTTCGTAAACAGATCCTCCATGAAAACCTAAAAATAAAGTGGGTTTGTTAATTTTATCAGGGAAAACCCTGAAGAGTTCTAATATGGCGGTTGGTTGTAGGTCTAATAGACTACTTGCTACTTTGTTTTTTCCTTCTGCCGCCATATTTTAAATTACACTTTATTATTATATAATATAAAAAAGAAGTGAAAATTACACAGGTAAAAGACGTTGCCGAAGTATGGCCATATTTTTATGAGTTTTGTATAAAATCAAAACCTTATGATTTTTGTTCTCTCAAATCGAAATCTTTAAGAGACAATAGAATAAGAAGTATATTTGAAGAGTTTTCGTCTTACAAAGTCTATAAAGCTGAAAAAGAAGATGGACCATTTAGTTTTTCTTTCGTCAAAGAAGAGCGGGTGTGTTTAGATTTAGTTTTTATTTTTGGTATTTCTTCGAAAGCTAGTAGTCTTAAACTCGCATCTTCAGCGCGTCTTTTATTAAAAAAAGTTCTTGAAGACTCTGACAAAGCTTACTTAAAAAGTGAAATTAGGCGCACTTTTAAAGTCGGTCCTTACAAAAAATGGATTGAAAAATATTACAAAAACGCTATTATCTTCAACGATGAGAATAACACTGTAATTTTCTGTAATAAAAACATTATGACCATTAAATTTAAAGTAGTAGGGACAAACAAAGCGACTCAACATCTAGTTGGTAAGGATGCTTTTCTTAGATCTACTCGAAAAGTTAAGCATGGATTACTAAGAGAAATTGCTATTGACGAAGAAATTTACCTTTTAGACGAAAAAGGGGTTGACTTCCTCTCTGAATCTGTTCTTTTAAATGGACTTATTTCTGATAATGAAAACAATGTAGGGAACATTTCCTTACAATTTATACCAAATAAATGAAATCGAAACCTATCCTCTACAGGGTCTATACAAATAAGGGTGAGTATCACCACGGCTACAGTGCAGAGTTAAAAAATTCTCGCGATTGGGCTATTGATTGTGCTAAATCGATTCGAGGCGTTGTAAAAGAAGTCTACGATGATGATCTCACAGAGAATCTCATCTTTGATTCTAATCATAAAGATAAAAAGTGATGCTTTCTTTAGTTAAATCTATTTTAAAATCTTTAGAATTGTTTTTAAATATAAAAAATAATAAATTTTATTACGATTTACATAAAGAACATCGACAAACAGAAGAAAAACTTATCAATGAAATTGAAAAACTTAGGCAAACTGGTGCTAATGATGATGCTGATAGGGCTGACCTCTTGCGCCAGAGACTCTCTACCGAACGTAAACAGTTTAAACATTTATCAGCCTTCTATTCTGAAACTGGAGAAGAATCACCCAGTTCAGACTGAAGAAGGTATTTATACTCCACAAACTGATGAAGTTTGGCATTCAGATGCTCGTTTTCGTCGGTTGGAACGAGAAGTTTATTCTAGCGAATAGTTTTCGATTAATGAAGATTACATTACAATAATAAAAAATTGTTATAAAAGCTCCCTCGAAGGGGGGCTTTTTTTTTATTCCGTGTAATTAATAAAACATGGAGCCTGAAAAATCAATAATTAAAGAGTTCTTAAATGGTGGTTGGCTTGTTTCTTTAATAGGGGCCGCTGCTATGTTCGCTAGATTATTACATGCTAACAAAGATTTATCGTGTATGGAACAATTCAAAAAAATCGTAACAGCGGCTATAGCCGCGACTATCGCTTGGTTTGTTCTAGAACAAACAGACGTTTCATCTCTAACTAAAGCTATTACTTATGGTATCATTGGGGTCATTAGTCCAGAAGTTATTACGGGCATTATTCGGATCGGAGAAAAATTCGCAAGAAACTCTGACAAGTTTTTCAAAAAATAAAACTATGCAGTTTAGAGGTAAAAAAGAAGTTGTAAAAGCGGTGCAAAAACTCCTCGGAGTTTCCGCTGATGGGGTAGATGGCCCAGTAACTTGGAATGCTGTCTTAGCCCGAATATCTACAAAGAATGAACCGACCCCTAAAGGTGATATCGCGGAAAAAATGGTTTCTTTAGCGAGGGGAGAAATAGGTGTTTCAGAAGTGGATGGTAGCAATTGCGGTCCCAGAGTTGATCAATATAAAGCTGCGACTTGGTTAGATGCAGATAAAGGATGGCCTTGGTGTGCTGCCTTTATTTGTTGGTTGGTTAGAGAAGCTATAGAAGGAGAAGATGTTTCTTTTAAACGTCCTAGAACTGCTGGAGCGTGGGACTTCGAAAATTGGGCTAAACAACAGGATGGTAAAGGGGTAGAGCTGCGCAAGCCAAGCAATGAGGACATAAAAGCTGGTGACATTGTTGTTTTTTCATTCTCTCATATAGGTTTAGCTGTTAAAGATATCGACTCAAGTGGTTATGTAGTCACCATCGAGGGCAATACAAATGGAGTTGGTAGCAGGGAGGGGGGTTCTGTCTTGGAAAAGAAGCGTCACGTTTCTAAAATAAGAAGTAGAATCAGAATAGTTCAGTAGACATATATCTACCTTATCATATAATACTTGATGAATAAATTTGACATCAAGGTTAGCAGTAACGATATCTTTAACTGGGTTGTCGGTAATTCTGTTTTTGATCCTATCGAAAGATGTGTCGATCCAACGAGGTATGAAGCTTTCGATGTATTTATCTACGATAGTAAAACAAAGGTAAATATTTTACAAACAGAGGAATACCAAAAATTTAATTCGGAGGTAACTAAACTGAAAAAATTATCTCGTAAAATGAATAAAAGGGAGGTAAAAAGTGTTTGTGAAGAAATTTGTGAAATAGCGCCACAATATGTCATATTAAATAATTAAAAAAATGTTTTTTAGGTTTATAAAAAAAATAATTAACTTATTAAGAAGTTACAGCAAAGCAGTTGACAAGGTTGTTTCTCCAAGAGTCGGCATCGGATCTACGAGCGTCGGCATCGGATCTACGAGCGTCGGCATCGGATCTACGAGCGTCGGCATCGGATCTACGAGCGTCGGCATCGGATCTACGAGCGCGGGCATCGGATCGTCTAGCGCGGGGATCGGATCGTCTAGCGCGGGCATCGGATCGTCCTCGATTAATTCTAGTGAGGGATTAACCCCTTACCAATTTGGTTATATTGCTAAATATTTTTCCGAACAAATTGATGACCTTCTAGATGAATCTATGAGTATGGAGGCTAACGGTAAGGTATACATCTCTCAAGATCATGCGACCTCTGGTTATATGAGAAATGAAGATTTGTGGTGTGGAGACTTAGATATTACATGCGTGTCTCCGTGGAATAGTAGTGGGGGCCATAAGAAAGCAGGGACACTAGTAACTCCAAGACACGTTATAGGAGCCGCTCACTACGAGTATTCTGTTGGGTCAGTAGTTAGGTTTGTAGAGAAGAATGATACAGTGCATGACCGCACCGTGACAGGAAAAGCTAGACACCCCAACTATAAACCTCACTATCCAGACTTAACAATCTATACTTTAGACAGTGACCTTCCCTCTACGATAACACCTTGCTCTGTAATGCCTAGTAATTACAAGAGTTATTTAGATAATAGATCTGGAATCAAGATACCTTGCCTTGGTTTCGACCAAGAAGAAAAAGCTCTCATCATAGATTGGAGTGCTGGCGGTCGGATGCGAACACCTACAGATTCTAAAAGACGTATTTTCCATGAGAACAAAATTGGAGGTGACAGTGGCAACCCTGCATTTTTAGTTTTCGAGGGTGAGCTTGTGCTTGTGACTGTCTGGACATACGGCGGTGCAGGAGGTGGAACTCCTGTGGCAGATCATATTTCAGATATTAACACTATGATTATGACCGCTGACACACAGGCAGGTGTATCAACAAACTACACGGTTACTGAAGCAGACTTTGATTCAACCAATAATTAAAAACAAATGATAACACTACCTATCAAGAAAGAAATTTACGATTATAGTAAAAAATTAGTAGAAGAAAACAATTTTGGTCAAAGAGGTAAAGATGATGGAAGCCCCAAAGAACAATTCATCGGGATTCTTTCCGAAAATATGGTGAGGCAATACTTAGAGCTTCCCTTGATCGAGCCTAAAGGTTTTGATGGGGGTTATGATATAA